AATTATATCTAAATAATTATTAAGATTATATTAAAATAGAATTACATAATTATGTAATTTATATCGACATAATCTGGTAGAATCTATTTATAATTATGTAATTCTGAATGCTTGACGATTCTCGCCTCGCTATCCTATGCTTTATCATACCAAGAGTCATATACCCAAGCATCATCTGGTGGACCACAATGGAAGCGTATCTTCATTTGGTCGTAATCTATCTCATCACCATCTGACGGTTCTTGCCAATAGAATGTTCTATCCCAATCTCTATCATAACTAGTATGATACTTGACGGTAAATTGCTTATACATTGCTATCGCTGCTTTACTACTGATTTGCTCTTGTTGTTCTTGTTCTACTATGTTTAACTGCTCTAACATCTCTAGTCTACCTAACATTAATAACTCTTCATCTGTTAGCTTAAAAGAAGAATCACCTCTGATTTGCTTTGTACGTACATCTGTTAGTGCTTTATATAATTTAGTCATTGTTCAGTACCTCGTCTATTGCATTGAGTATAATACTCATATGTTTCATTTCTACACTATAATCTAATAATACTTCTTGATTACTAGTCTCTACTATCTTCACTTGTGCCATAGAATGGTCAGGAATAATAATACCGCTTGCTATGATGTTGAGACCGTTATAGTAGATGGTGATATCTTCATTCTTTATGAAAATTTCTTCAATTAGTGCTGCGATTGGTGATTTGCTATCTATTCCTTTTACTATTGATTTAAACCATTCTATCATGTCTTGTTTGGTGCAATTATCATGTTGCTCGAGATGTTCCCAATCTTGGTACTCATCTAAGCTCATGGTGAATGGAATCTCGCTGCCTAGATGCATAGCTGGGTGAATCCCTTCATTAAATAACTCATAATCATGTGCTATATGTGAGAGGTCACAACCATCTTCAATATCTATTATTGCCTGCTTTATTAGTTCGCTATTCATAACTACTCCTCATACCAGTTGAAGAATATTGCACCTACTTCTTCTTCAGTTTTATCTTGAGTTACCCAACTATCATAATATGCCTTTGGATTTGGATAGACACATACTATCTCATCACTGATACAGATTGATTTGCCATTTGATAAGTGATAAACATCTACCATACAACCACCGCCTGTATTTAATAACTCTTGTGAGTTTACTTCATTACTACCGAATCTCTCTTCTATATCTATGACAACGGTTTTACCCTCATCAGTGATTACTAAATCAAGATTATTATCTATTTGTGTGAATTCCATTTTAATACTCCCATCTGTGGTTAAATTTTACTACTATATAATCTATTCTTGACTCGCTATCATATAAATGACTAGCTTCTTCAAATACGTTATTGTTTAATAATGTTAACATTGAGCTTACATATTTCATTGACTCTTCTTCAAAGACCACTACTTCATCTTCATAGAACTCATGTTTTAGGTATTTGAAGTTTAGTGAAATACCATAATTATCTTCTATCTCTTGTGAAATCTTGCTTAGATTTAGCTTTTCCATTACTTATCCTTTAAATGTTTGAGAGTTTCACTCTCGCACTGTTGTTTATTATCAGAATCATACCAATATGACTCATTTTAAGAAACTTTTAAGAGTAAAATTACACTCCAATCTGCTATATTTTGATATTCATATATTTATATATGAAGCAATCTGCTATACTTATTCTATACTGCTATAAATACCTATTCATATATAAATATATGAAGATTTTCTATTGCATTTTGCTATTAATATCTCTAAATTATAATTCAATTATATTATTATAAAATTACATAATTACATAATTATGGACCTGAAGCTGCTAGAAAATAAAGATGTATAACGACATTACAATCTCTAAATTATATAGAGAGAGCGAGTGTAATTACATAATTATGTAATTCTTATTAAATATAATTGAATTATATCGAAAGTCTTAACAATAGTACCGATTTGGTGACATTACTCATCATTTTATTACATAGTTACGCCTTATAATAGTAGAATACTCTAATGAATAGAGTACTCTAAATCACTACTCAGATATAGAATCTGACTCTAGTAATACTTTTTGCTCATCAGTGATAAAATTCTCCACTAGATAGATAGCACTATTCATACTATTGTCAGTAGTTAACTTCTGAGCTTGCTGATGTAATTCCATACCTTTTGCTCTAGCTTCATCACTCTGGTCTTCACCATAAGCAATTTCAACTGATTGGATTTTTAGGTCTTTTAAATACTTTTGACCTTTGTTCCATAAAGATATACCGATAGCACTATAACCTTTGTCTTTCATAGCAGCTCTATGCTCATCATTTTGATAAACCATTGCTTCACTTTTCCAGTAGCGATTAGTGAATCGACAGAAATAGAATGTCTCATCATTTAAGATGATAGGTTCTGGTCTGCTGCCACCACTTTTCTTAGGTTCTAGTAAATCTCTGAATGCTACCATTGCAGCCTCATTCTTTGCTTTTGATAAACCTAAACTCGCTAAGATTTCTTGTGCTTTATTCCATTGTTGTGCTTTAGTCATTATTGACTCCTTAAATAATTTTATAAGACTATAGATTAACATAGACTTAATTAAACCATTATTTAAGGTATAGAATAAATCAGCTTTTTAACAATTGTGATAATATTGATACTTTAGTATTATAGATAAAGTTATTTCTTATTTAATCTCTCTTAATTGATTTAAAGAATTTTATCATAGAAAAGATTAATCTCTTCTTAATGATTTAATCTAATTAAATTGATTAGATTGATAAATGATTGACTCCTTATGTTTTGATAGAATAATTATATAATAAGAAAGTAAACAGATGGTAACGTATAATGATAATCAATATCAGTACCTTATATTAAAATTCTATATGAGACGCGAATATCATAATAAAGATAATGAATGGTAACGTATAATGATTATCATTATTAATATAATCAATATCAAGTGAAATGATATCAATGAGTGATAATCTATGATAAAGAGATAGAATCATTAATATATAGCTTAAAATGATTTATATGAGGTGTATGATAATGATAATCATTATTGTAGGTATCTTGATGATGATAATCATTATAGGTGATAATGATAATTACTACTGATATTAAATAGTATGAGTGTCTGAAGGGTCAAGGGTCCGTCCGGCCTGATGAGTATAGACATGGGCACCTCTGTAAATTTTTTTAAATTTTTTTTCTCAATTTTTACTGTACTGCCTGAGCAAAGCAAGCAAAGGCAGTACAGCTATTAATAATAACAGTACAGCTATTAATAATAACAGCTATTAATAATAACAGCTACAAAGCAAGACCGCTAGATTTAGTATGCTTCTTCTCTTTACGTTTAGGCTCTTTCACTTTAGTGAACTCTGACATAATCATATAGCGAACACTGTCAGCAGGATTAGACCACTCATCGTGAAGAGGTTTATTCTTCCAAGTGCCAAGTCTAGAGTCCCACTCTTTCGAGTAATTGTGAAACATATCATCAATATAGTCACACCCCATTTTCGGATTAGACTCAAGTATAATATGAGGTATAGCTTGTCTTACAAATTCAATATCATTATTAACAGAGTTAGTACGAGGCAATACTTTTGTTCTAGTAGCACCCATAGATTTCAGTACACCTAATCGCGATTTACCAGTACCAAGCTCTCGTACCTTAACATCATGTGGTAGTACTAGTCTATCTATAGGATAGCGAGTGTGGCGTAGATAATCAACATAGTGTTGTAGACCTTCACCAGAGTTTCGATAGCAACGTATAATTCTAATCTCTACCACGCCCTCTAGATTAACGTGTTTTTGCCAGAACACTAACACCATTGTATCATTGATTCCTAGGTCGGTAGCCACACGAACTTTTAGTGCAGGGTCATATAATCCTTCTGCTCTACGACCATGTTTTTTCCATAGGGGTGCGTAGTATGCTCCATCACGAACTGCAGCGAATGCAGACTCAGCGTTATACGGATACTCCTGGTCGTAGTTTTCTTCTAGTTCGCGGCGTTGCCCAATACTCCAGTACTTCTGTTTAGAGGATAACACCACGTCTAAATCGCGCTCCACTTTTAGGAAGTAGTCCTCATCTTCTAGTGTGGCACGCTGTGGAATGTCAGCAGAACAATCCGGGTCATCTACCCATGATAGGAACAGTGGCTTGAAGTCTTTTAGACCACGAGTACCAACGAAGTCATCAGCAGCATACCACATCTTGTAGAATTGGTTCTTGCGTCCCTCTGCAGTAGATTCTATTACTACAGGGTTACCACCCTTTATTGCTTGCATTGTACCAGTCATTAACTCTTTTGCTTTTAGAGGGTCACGAGCTGAGATTTTTCCCATTTCGGATACGTGCAACCTCTGCAGCGTAGCAGAACGAAATGACGTACGAATGAATATAGTGGAACCGTTGTTGAAGGCATACTCTTTACTATTATCCTTTACAATTGCTACGCCTAGGAATTCTTTTATCTCCACAGGAAAATTGTCCCATGCGGTTTTAACACGTTCCAATAGAGTAGAGGCTTCTTCTAAACCTTGTGCAAGCATACCGATGTTTAGGTCGTCTATGAACATTGCATCATCGAAGTAGTTCATTAACCAGAACGTAGAGATACCCTGTTGTCGGGATTTCAGTATTATCAGTCGAGCATGACGTAGCATTGAGGAGTAGGCACGGTGTTGTGCTCTGTTCATGTTGAAACGAATCTTGTTACCATCTTTATCTATGATTGTATATAGATTGTTCAACCTCCACAATTTGTTGGGAAGATAATTGGCAATGAAATCTTCATCAGTTTCATAGTCTTTTTCAAATAGAGATATGTTACCATCCGGGTACATCTCTTCAAACTCTTCTGGTGTTATTCTAAGATACCACATGTTAGTTCTCCTTTCCGAAAGCTTTGTAGCTTTTCCAAGCAGACCAAAACCCAGTAAAGAACTCTATTCTATTACCAGCCATATAACTCCAACTAGTATGAGTGAACCATATAAAGTTTCTCATCTAACTGTCTCTCAGAGTTGCTTTGAACATAGACATCTTCTCACCAGACACTTGATTCTGATTCAGAACATTTACATTAACCCCAGCTTTGTTGAAAATGTTTGCATATAGTGCGCCTATTCCAGCAGATAGAAGGGACCAATCTTTCACTGTTAGTTCATCATCCTCTGCAAGTTGTTCAGCTTTCTCTAGTAACTTCAACACCATAGAATTGAATTTTGGCTCTAATTGCTGTAGGTTTGTAACTCCATCAACTAGGTTGTCTATTTGTTTAACAACTTTTTTGGGAGCATTTTCTTTTACTTTATCTGCTACTGCTTGCAAGGTATTAGCATCAACAGCCATCACCGTTTCTAGATTATTGTTCTGTTCTTTAATCTTTTTCTGCCATAGTAAGATGGTGCCATAGCCTACTTTGTACTTCTCTGCTATCTTACGAGGAGATACTCCTAATGCTAATTCTGCATCAACTTGCGCTCTGACTTCTATATTTTTAGCTAACTGTGCCATTTTTTGTATCCTTAACTATTAGATTTCTTATATAGAAAGATAAACTCATTCCATTCTCATATGCTCTCTTCTCAATCAATTTCAGAGCCTCTATGGCCTTTGAATCTTTATCCTTGATAGATATGCTTATTCTCATTTTCTAGCCCTTATATAATATAGTATCGAGTTATTATTATATCTTAATAATTATTAATTTTTTCTTAAACAGTTTAATATTCATTTAAGATTATTAGGATATAATAGAAGATACTATATATTTATGTAGTTGTACAACAATAAATGGAGACGTACTATGGCTGATAACACAGACAAAGGCTCTCAAGAGACAGTGAAGACTCTTGATGAGCAAATTAATGAGGTCTTGGCAACACAAGATGATAAAGGTCAACTCGCTTTCAGTAATGAAGTAGACCCAGTCTTTAAAAAGCTGGTTCTAACTGAAAAGAAGTCTAGACAGCATCAAGCTAAGGCAATCAAAACGCTTCAGGAGAATACAGGTCTCAAAGCTACTAATCAGGTACTAGAGCAATCTATTAACGACTCTACGCAGATTACTGCAGAACAGTCTGCGGAATTAGAGGACTTAAAGTTTACTGACCCTGATGCGTGGTTTAAGAAGAAATCACAGTACGAAGATGAGAGCAAGACAGCTAGTTCTAACAAGCTTACTGCTCTTAAAGAAGAAGCTTCAACTAAAGCACTTAACGACTTAACTCTTGTTGAGCGTAAGGAAGCATTAGCTGAGTTTCAAATTCGTACAGGTATTGTGCTTTCTGATGATGTAATGTCAAATGATATCCCTCCACGTCTTCAAGCGAAGATAGCGGATATACCATTTGATGATTACTTAAATGAAGTGGCTAAGTACCTTGGAAAAGGGAAAGTAGTTAAACCAACAGATAAAGCTTTAGAACAGACAAATCTTGGTGACCTCGCAGGTGGCGGGGCTACTAAACCTACTGAGTCTAAATCTTATCAAATCCTATAGGAGGATAATATACAATGGACGCACTTACACAATCAGGTAAGTTACCTATTACATCTAAGTTAATTCGTAATACTTGGATGGGACAGGGTATTGTACAAGCACAATCACTATCTTTTTGGTCACCTATGAAAGGTACTACATTAGATGCAGTAATTGTACAATCACAAACTTCAACGGCTGATAATGGGCATACTATTATCATGGACTATGACGGTAACTTTGCTGGAGCAGCTCGTAAGGGTAAAGAGAAAGCATTTGGTTATGGTGGAGTTAAGCTTAAGTTTAGTGATAAACTAGAGTCAGAGAGATTACGTTACCCTATTAACAATGGTGACAAATTTGATGGTAAAGAGATTGGTGACTTATCAATCAATGAGCATACAGATTCAAGAAGTAAACTAGCGGATAACTGGGTTAGACAGGAAGACCAATTCTTCTTTGATATCGGTCAAGGTTATTTACGTGGTGAAAAACCAACTCATGGTTTTCTTATGGGCGGTAAGACAGCATCTAAAGATTTAGTAGCTGGTGATGTTCTAGGTTATGAAGAGTTAATCTTAATGGAGAAAGCTCAGAAAACTGGTAAAGGTTGGTCAGTTGGTAGTAATCGTAGACCTATGAAACCTTATGCAGGTGGAAATGCGAATAACGGTGCTAATCCAGCTCCTGTCTATTTACATATTCTTACAGCAGGACAGACTGCAGATATTAAACTAGATGAAAAATTTCAGACTATCGTATCTAATGCAGATACACGTGGTAGAGATAACATGGCTTTACAAGGTATTCTTGGTAGAGTTGGTAATTCAGTTTACATGGAAGCTCCTTCTTATCATGGTTATGAAGAAGAGGTAGGTAACAACGGACTAGGTAAATCTATCGTTGAGATGTCTGGTCTTAGACGTATTAAGGTAAAAGCTGATGGTTCAGAATTATTCGAAGGTACAGAGGCATACGACGCTGAGGCAACTGCTGGGACCAAAATTATTGACCGCGGGTTAATTGTTGCTGCTGGTGCTTTCTCAGAAGGTATCGGGATGAGTCCTGATTACAAATTTCAATCAAGTGAAGATTTTGGAATTGATTCAGAGTCTATGATGGAATGGTGGGGACAAGCTCAGGCTACAATCCTTAAACCAGAGAACGGTGACTACAAGTCAGCGAAGATTGGTAACATGACTTTTGGTCTTGCTTACTTTGATACTTTTGTAGAGGTATATAGCTAATGGCTGATTTAAGAGGTTTATTCCAAAATAATCGTAGAAGAGAAGTACAAGCAGTTGTTGGACAACTGCCGTACTCTCTAGAGGATGCTGATTTACGTGAGGGCACTTCGGAAGTTGTGGCTACTAATGAAGCTTACACACTAGGTACATTACCTACAGGTATTATCGTTACAGGTGTTCAACTTATCGTTGAAACAGGTTCAGAGTTCGTGGCTGGTACTTGTGATGTAGCTATTGGGTCAACAACAGTTATTCCATTAGCTACTGATTTAACTACGGCAGGTATTACGGCATCTGATGATTGTCCTCTATTACTAGAGGGTGATAATGATATCGTTATTACTCCTGCTTCATTAACAGTAGATGCAGGTAATGCAGCTGCTAATGTTAAAGTTATTGTTGAGTATATCGATTACGACAGAGCAACAATGAGTTTTATCGGCGAGTAGACGAGTTCATACTACAAAGAAGTCTGTGAAGGCTTCTAAAACAAAACTACCTAAAAAGTAGGTTTATACAGTCTTAGCTATTGCTAAGGTTGTATTAAATTTATGAGGAGACAAGATGTTAATTAATGACTTAGTTATATCAGCTAGAAGAATACTTGGTGATACCTCAGGACATGGTTGGACTCCTGAGCGTATGCTAGACATAGTTAATTCAGGTCTACGTGATATGAACAAGATGCTCGGGTCTTATCGTTCTGAGCATTTCTTTGAACTACAAGCTTATAGAAATAGATATCCTTTACCTGTAGATTTATTATCGGTTACCTCATTAAGACATAATGGTGCTGAGGTACATTTACGTAATCAAGCGGACTCAGCTAATGAGCTCTATGCTACTAAAGACCAACTAAATATAGGTATACTTGAGTTAAAGAATATACCTGTAGTAACAGATAGAAATAAAAGACTCTTTGGTGGCCCTACAGGGTTTATAGTTCCACAACCTGAATTTGATTTATGGTCTGACGGTACATGGAATAATACCAGTGCATGGAGAGACGACCAACTATGGGGTATGCCTTATGTATTTGAAGATGCATTAGGGATAGCTGTTAATCCATTACTTAATCCATTAGGTGTTACAACAGGCGTAGTATTGTCAGCTAGTGTGTATGAGGGATTAGTACCTACAAATAGAGGTTTATTATCTGATATACATATAGTAGGTAGCACAGTTTCCATTGGTTCATCAGGTGATACCTTTGGAGTACTTACTGCATTCGATACAGCTGATTATACGATGGAAGATGGAGGTAGTATAGGTACAATACCTAAGTTACCTTATAGAGTAGCAGGTAGATATGGTACAGTTACTTCTGTTTTACGAGGAGAAGAATATGTACAGGTTAGGTATAAAGCCTTACCTAAAACACTTAATTCTTTAGAAACTGCTTTTCCTATGAGCCCAGCTTTTATAGAGCCTATGATTAATTGGATAGTTGGTACTGCACTACAAGATGATAATGATGCTAATAATACACAAAGAGCACAGGTCTTCTTACAAAGATATGTAAGAGATATGGAACACGAGCTTGCCGCTAGTAATACGGACTATAGTAACGCTAGTAAGAAATATGTAACACACTATAATGGAGGAATAAAGTAATGGCTGAAGTAACTGATGAATTATTATTTGTAAAAGATTTAATTGGGGCAGAAGATATGCTCTTTGGAGAGGGTGAGGTACAACAAATCAGAGATGGTGAGGTTGTTAAAGTTACTCAGATTAATGCAGAGACTATTCCGTATAGAACACCTACAGGTGAGCTTATAACTGTTAAGGCTGCTTTAGATTATCTATATACTCAAAGTGAAGTGTAATGTTAATTGTTAAAGAACTGGCAGTAGCTGAGGATATATCTTTTGGTATGGGTACAGTTGAACAAGAAAGGCTAGGAGAGACTGAAGAGTATGAGCAAGTTAATGCTAGTCATATACCTTATAATGAGACTCAGTCCATTACAGAAAAACTCTTAGCTATGACTAGTGGAGCTGATGCATCTTATGCTTCTGCACTACTTAGTGAGGCGTCAAGAAGAACAGCTGCAAGTTATGCTATCCAACCTCAAGATGAACTTGTACAAGTTTGTACTTCTAATGGTGATGGCTCTTATTCATATGAAGAAGTAGCTGATACATATAGTGCTTTACATTATGGAGCTGCTGTAGAAGATTTAACAGGTATAGTTTTTCCTAACTTAGGTATAGGTATATCAGAAAATGGCTCAGCTTTATATGATATTACTGATGGACAGTTTAATGTAGCAGTAGGACATAGTTCAAGTCAGTATCTTACAAGTGGCGAAGCAAACACAGCAGTAGGTTTTTCAGCTTTACGTGGTGACCAAACGCTTAAACTTACAGGTATGCAAAATGTAGGTATAGGTATGTATGCTGGAATAAATATGACTTCAGGGAGCTCTAATACATTCGTAGGAAATAGTGCAGGCTTTACCGTAATGGCAGGAAATGATAATACTTTCATAGGGAAGTCGGCAGGGTATAACGCTAGTATGTCCTCTCGTTGTGTCTATATCGGTAATGAAGCTGGCTATAATGGAATTGCAAATGATAAACTCAAGATAGCTAATAATCAAATTGAAGCCTTAATTGAAGGTGACTTCTCTGCTAAGACTTTAAAACTTAATATTAATGAACTAAACCTTTTGAACTTACCTACGGCAGACCCTGTAGTTGCAGGCGATGTATGGAATGATTCAGGCACTTTAAAGATAAGTGCAGGCTAACATGAAAGTTATATTCTATAAGGCTAAAGGCAACTTCTTTGATAAACTAATTAGATGGTGGACTTCTTCATCGTTTGATGGTGATTGGAAGAAATCATATAGTCACTGTGAGATATTATTCTCTAGTGGTTATATGTTTTCAGCTAGTCAATATGAGAATAAAACTAGATTTAAATACTTCAATGAGAAGTCTACTTCATGGGATAGTATAACAGTGCTTACAGATACAGAAGATGAGGCGATTATACAAGATTTTTGCAGGTCTATTAACGGTAAGAAGTATGACTATCTAGGTATTCTAGGTTTTGTATTTGGTAATCGTGACCACCCAAATAAATGGTTTTGCTCTGAAGTATGTACTAGAGCTTTAAAAGAGATAGGTCTATGCTATAGTTTAAAAACAAGTAGAACTAGTCCTAATGCACTATACACAAAATTAAAGGAACTATAATGATTAACAAGTTAAAAAGAGACCGTAGAGGTGACAGTGTACAAGCTTTTGTATTTAGAACGGGAGTACAAAGCACATTAAGTTATACACCTGTTAGAGATATGTTGGTTCATTTAAGTGCTGATGTGTCTATCACAGGAGCTGGAGTAGCTGTACCTTTTAATAAAGGTGATAAGATAATTTTAATTAAAGGTACAGAATACGTATTTAGTGCAGACATAGTTCTCGGGACTCCGTAATGCTCGGCTTTCTACTTAGTAGAAATGGTATCTTAACAGGGATACCTTCTATCGTTGCATGGATATCACTTAATGGTGAGCTATTCACAGATACAGGAGTAGACTATTCTCGTTATCTTGTTGATTCAGGTGCACAAGATACTAATATCTTATCCACAACAGGCAAAGGTGTTACTCTTGATGGAGTAGACCAAAGCATTCCTATTCCATTGCCTGCAGGTGGCGGTGATACATGGGATGTTGGAATAGAGCGAGACTGGGATATTGATGATTGGCTTGCTTCTGATTTATTAGATGTAGACCCTAGAGTTACAATAAATACTTCTGGTGCTCAAGATGTTACCGATATGGGTGCTAATAGTATGGTTGGTGATGGTGCTACAGATAACTCTGTAAACTTTCAATATGCCTTAGATAACTATGATAAAGTTTATATCCCTGCAGGTGCAAGTTACTTTAAACTAGAAGATACAACTACAATAAACTCACGAAATACTCTTATTTATGGTGATGGTGAACTTTATGGAACAGATTACTATGGAATATTAGTTACAGGTTCTACAACATTAAGTGGAAGCTTAACGATTGACGGGCTGACATTTAACTCACATCCTGTTGCAGGTACTCACTCAGCTTCAATAACAATGTCATCTTCTCAAAACAATGTAAACACAACTATTCAAAACTGTACTTTCAAAGGTTCATTAACAAGAGCAATTAATCATTTCACTTGTCATGTTTTCGACAATACACAGAAAGTAGACAATCTTAGATTGATAAATAATGAATTCATAAACTGTGGAAGAATGGGTGCAGAAATAACAGATAGAAATGAAAATCCTGATGTTCCAAACAGTTCTGTTGTCGACACACAAATCCTATATAATAGATTTCATTTTGATACAGAAGCAGGACAGACAATTGACGGAAGTGGAAATCACTTCTTTGTAAGTCTGGCATCAGATAGAGGTGAAGAACATCACATGGTCGGAAGCGTTTTCACAGGTAATTATATAGAAAACTGTGAATGGGCTTTAGAAGTATCTGGCTTAGTTGACATAGAATATACTTACAATTCACTTGTTCAAGTCAAGACACCTTACGGTGATGGTGTAGAGCCTGAGAACTTTAGATTAAGATACAACTATATAGAAATGCCTGACGGTGTGCTATGGGTTGCAGATGGTGCAGATGTTACTTTTGAATATAATCAAATCATAGGCGAGATAAGATTTGAAGATACAACAGGTATGGATTTTGGTTTCAATAAGTGTTACAACACTGACAGCAATAAACCGCTACATTTTCAAGGTGGCTCATTATTACATATGTATAACAACTACTTTGATGGAACAGACTGCACAGGAAGTGCTTTTGTTTATATTGATGGTGATGGAGATAACTCTTTTGGAGCGAGTACAGTAATCGAAGATAATAGGGTATATTCAAATGTTAGTATTCCTGTAGTTGTGGCTTATAATACAGCAGCACCTACTTTAACAAATAATGTTGAGGTGTTTGTTCAAGAAGCACCTGTTCAATCAGGTGATGCTTCATACATTTATAAATATGAGCAGACAAACGGATTAGAAGAAGAGTATGTTAGTTTAAGCACATATGAACTAGGTACGGTAGATGGAGAAGGAATAACTCCTCTTTCAGGTACATGGAGTAATTTCATAGCTACTCTTATACCATTTACTACAACACAAAAAGAATATCTTGAAGAGTACCCAGAAACATTCCTTTATATGGATAGTGGCTCATTAGCTTCTGATATTTTAAATCAAGCAGAAATAGATAACATAGGAGCATATTTACCTCTATGTGAATCTGATGATGTTGCTATTGATATACTTAATTACAGCGAAAGTGCAGAGATGATAGCATTTCCTTTTGAAAATTGGACTGTTCAGAATGATGGAGGAGATTCAAGCATTACAGAAGATGGTGATAATTACATTGTAATTGACTATGTGGCAACTGATAACACTTGGCTAAATATGTTTCAAAATGGCATACATACTGTGGCAGGTCTATATTTACTAGAAATAACTATTGAATCTATTACAGGAACAATAAAAGTTCAAGATGACACTTATAGCAGTTATGGAAACATAAGCACAGCAGGAACTCATTATCTGATAGGTTATCAAGATGACCCCTCTGTTTATGTAGGTAGATACGATGTAAATGAAGATGTTAATGCTGTTATATCTAACATATCAATTAAATTACTAGACGGTGCGTTTTCAATAGCAAACTTTGATGAAAATGTTAGAGAAAATGACTTATCTAAAGGAATTCAATCAATCGGTTTAACACTTGACCACTTAGGTGTTCCAACAGGATTAGCAGACACTATGGCATTTGATGTCAATCAAGAAGAACAAATAGTTGCAGTATTAGAGGGTTATTCTCCACCGCCAACTTTAGGTGATGAGATGATGACTAATTGGGATTTCGGAGATGGCACAGTAGACCCTTGGACAGGGAGTAATGCTACTTTAGCAAATGATGCTTTTAGAATGAAGATAACAAGAAACTCTTCTACAGCATATGCTACAACTTCTATAGATGAAGGGGTAACAGAAGATGCAACACACAGAATAGCCTTTGATGTAGAGATAGGAACGGCTGATAGAGTTTATCTGTATACTGCTCAAAGCGGTTTTGAAGCTAATATCACAGAAGATGGACATTATGAGTATGATGTCATACTTAGAAACTATAATGTTATAAGGGTTAATATTGGGAACGTTGATACTCAATATGCTTATGTAGATAATTTCTCAGTTAAGGAAGTATTATAATGGCAATTTATTATGTAGATGGCGACAGACCAGATGATACTGGTGACGGAACTACACCAGAGACAGCATGGAAAACAATAGGTAAAGCTGAAACAGAGTCAGCTAATATGGTTGCTGGAGACTCTCTTTTATTTAAACGTGACCAAACATTCGAGGGTTCTTTTGAATATGGTGGGGCATCAGGTACATTAGGAAATGAAGTTGTTATTGCATCTTATGGAACTGGAGCAAGACCGATAATTACCACAATAGAAGAGTTGACAGGTACGTGGTCTGATGAAGGCAGTAATAAGTGGTCTATGCCTACCTCTGTTACAATGCTTAGTAGGTTATGGAAAGATGGGGTAGAAAAGATAAGAGCATCACCTGTTTCTTTTGGGCATACTTGGGAAGAGTTTGGACTATTAGGTGGTGTTATATGGGCAGGTGACTCAAATAAAGTATATTATTATTCAATTGGTGAGCCCTCAGGTGTCTTTACAGGTACATTGGCAGTTAATACTATTACAATAGATTCTAAAAGTTATATTAACCTTAGTGATTTAGATTTAAGAGGGGGAAATAATCACGCATTAACACTGGTATCTTCTACATACATTAATGTATCTTATTCAAATATAGGTAAATATTCAGCGTATGGGATAGTATTAAGTTCATCATGTAGCAATCTACTGATTGAGAGAAATATCTTTGATAGTGATTATAAACTTACATGGGAAGGTGTAAATTCTTATTCTGGCGTAGATGCAAGAGGGTGTAATGATGGATTAGTATCATGGGATGCTGCCTCGAATTCAGAAATCAGATATAACAACTTTATTAATTGGGCACACGGAGGTATATCATTTAATACAAGTGCTAATTTGCTAACTTTAATTAATGTACACCACAACTTTATTACTACACCTGATTTACTATATGGTAGAGGAATAGATTTAAGTGGTACAAATATTAATAACAATGAGATACACTATAATTATATGCAGTATATTGCCGTAAGAAATCAGTGGCAAGGTCAGACTAATCATTATCATCATAATGTGATTGATGAAGTGATAGACTCTCCATATAAAGATGGCGGTGAAGGTCAAGGAATAATGCTAGAAGCTTGGGTTGGTGCTGTAACAGGTAACACCTACGAATACAATACAATTTCTAATACAGATGATGCAGGTTTTGAGTTGACTATATCAGGTGATGACATATCAGGAAACATTCTCCATAAAAATGAATTTATTAACTGTGGTAGAAATGCGGCAATTGGGAGCGGTGAGAGAAAAGGGATACGAATGGCAGATAGTGCTTATTTTGATTCAAATACTTTCACAGATAATGCTTTTGTAGATAATACTGATAATATATACCATAGAAATGTTGTATGTACCGTAGCAGAGTTTAATGCACGAGATGGGCAAGATGGTGATACCATAACTGGAAATGTTGTAACAGTAACTGACCAAGGTGCTAATCTATCACTTAGTGAAGTCGGTGTAGATGCCCCACTAGAGGGCTACCCACTAGTTACAATTCCTTGGTCAGTTAAAGAGATATGTGATGGAGTTACTTATATATGGAACTCTGATGGTCAGCTATTTATAGATGGTGCAGAAGAAGCATATACTCCACCATCAGATAAACTTATAATGATTGATAGTGTTCAAGCTAAACCAAGCATATCAGTTATTGAGAGAACTTTATATGAAGTTCATAAAGAAATAATAGTAGAATAGGAGGATAAAAATGTGGAATAAACTAGCTAGTATATTTACAGGCGGTGCTTTCAATTCATTAGAAAAGATTGCACTAGAATGGATAGATACAGATATAGAATCAGCAGAAGCTAATGTACTTAAAATCAAGGCTTTAGACCCTAATGGTAAAATGCGTAGAGAGTTATCCAGGTTTGCTTCTTTTGCATATGGTTTTTATCTAGTAAATACAACAGTATTACTTTATATGGTAGCTTTTAATATAGGTGATGCAGAAGGTGCGGCTAAAGCAGCTAGTATGATGACAGACTTATTCTTGCCTATTACAACATCTTGGGCAGCTATTGTAGGTGCTTCATTTGGTGTTAACTATACTAATGTAAAGAAAGGAGTGTAGATGTCTAAAGGTGCACAGATGTGGGGTAGTATAGGTATACTATCTACAATGGGAACATTTATTATCTTAGGTGTATTAGGTTGGTCAGGTGTTGGTACTCTTAAGGCATATAGTACAGCGGTTGAAGTTGATTTTGTTAGAGGTCAAATGACTACTATGAATCAAACCTTAACAGAAGTATTAGTTTTACAGCATGAGAGAAATAGTCAAGTTGACCTACATAGTCTAAGACTAGAATACTGTGAAAAGAATCAGATAAAATGTATGGAGTTTATAAATGCTAAGTAAATTTATAGCATGGCTATTATTTAAATTAAATAGAGGCGAACAGAAGATGCTTATCATTAAACTACTTAAAGCAATAGTAGATAGTGAAGATAGTTCTATTGATAATAAAACAGCTGAGACTATTATAACCTTAGCTGTCAAGTCAGTAGGCAATAAAGTTACAAGCTTTATAATAAAGGATTAAGTTATGGCATTTACTACCGAAGATATTCATATGGATAGAGAGGATGGCTGGGTAGCTATCGTACTTACAGGTACTGAAATCCATATAACAGAAGTAATCGGTAATGACATAATGTGCAGATTTGATATAGCTTCAAACTCTGCTGGCTTTATTAGAGAACCTGGACATACTCTAGCATGTGAAGAAACTATCTATGTTAAAGCTAGAAGTAGAAATCGTAAAGCTTCTATAATAGTAGTAAAGGACTAACATGTTAAACTTTGATTCTACACATTTGAACTTTATTAAAACACTAGAGGGTGGTGGACTTACACCAGCTCAAATAGTTATTATAGAGTCTAATGTAGGTACACAAATTAATGTAAAGGTAGGTTATACAAACATATCTTGGAATGCTGAGACACCTGCAAGACCTATCTTAGTAGAGAAGTATGAAACAAGTTCAATGCTTAATAAACTATATACTATTACGCTAACATGGAATGGTAGCCTACTAGATAATGTAGTTATAGTTAATGAAGATGATGATATAGAAGAAACTATTACACTTACATTTGTGAATGGTTTACTAACAGAAGTGGAGAAAACATAATGGCAATCACAGTAACCTCAGACATGACACTAATTCACGCTTGTGATGCTGATGAATGGTCACTAGGTGGTTTAGATACTGCTTACCAAGATGAGGGTTCTGCATGTTTAGGACTTAAAGTTTCTAATGCATTATCAGCTCTAATCACGTACACCCCGGGTTCACCTTTAGATATGACCGACAAGTTTCTAATGCAACCTCTTTTAGTTAATGGTAAAGCTGACACTAAAGCAAATGGTGGTTATCGTATCTACATGGAAACAGATGCTTCTAACTATGGTTATTGGTATGTTGGCGGTAGTGAAGATAAAGAGAAATGGATTTACTTTGCTGTTGACCCAAGCACAACGCCAACAACAGGAACAGGTACAGTTGACCCATCTTCAATTGCTAAGATTGGTGTTCAATTCAAAACAGTATCAACTTCATCAGGTAATGCAATGAACTGCTTTTGGGATATTTGTCACTATGGTAGTTACATACAAGTTACATCTGCTTTAACTGATGATATTACTTGGCAAGATATAGCAGTAGAAGCTCAATCTAACTATTGGGGAATGGCTATTTTTAATGAAAAGCTAGGCATTACAGCAATACAAGGGCTTATTAAATTAGGCAGCACAGTTTCAGGTGATGTAAATATCGACTCTGTCGGTGAAACAGCTATTTGGCAATCAGCAGAGTTTCTTCCTGATGCTAAAAGCGGTATTGAAGTGTTAGGTAATTCAGGCACAACTACAAATGTATCTTTAGCAAATGGCTCTATTAAAGGAGTAACAAACTATCCTTACTTTGATTCTTCTGATACTAATGTAGATGATGTTACAATAAGTGCCAATCCTATTACACACTTTGCCGCTATTGATTTAGAGTCAACTACAACCATTATAAGTACTACAATAGATAGTTGCGGGCTGGTTACTCCACTAACGGCAGTAATAGAAGATGTTACTATATCAAATAGTACAGAGACAGCTTCGTATGCTTTACTTATGCCTTTAGTACATAATCTAGCTAGGATTACCTATACTAATAACTATTGGGGGTTTGGTGTTAACCCTGCAACTAATGATGATGAGTATACGGAAGATGGAGGTACATTCTCAGGTAATACAGCAGATGTTCATAATATCCATGCTACAAATGATGCTATTATAAACGCTGGTAACGGTTCAAATATATCAACCAAAGATGAAAGCTCAGGAGGTCTTATTACAATAGTAGCTGACCAAATATCTTTTGCTTTAACTAATCTTATAGCAGGTACAGAGGTAAGAATATATAGAGTAAGTGATGATGTAGAGTTAGCAGGGATAGAAACTTCAGGTACATCATTCACATATAACTATACATATGTAGCTGATGTACCTGTATGGGTGGCTATAGCTAATAAACTATATTACTATTTAAACCCTTCTTTTACATTGACAAATGAAAATGCGTCTATCCCTATAAATCAGGAGATAGATGCAACGTATGAAAATCCATAGGAGGAGTTAAATGATTGTTCAAGTTGTCTGTACTACGGACGGTAAACATAAGGGTGAGAAGTACGAGATACCTGCTGTGACAAGAGAGGTAATGACTAACTTTGGAATGGATGCACACTCTATAGTGTGGAAAGATAATATTTGTATAATACAGAGTTCTAATTATACAATTAAAGTAAAACAAATAGGAGAATAAAATGGCAAAGATTATTGACCCCGATGACTTGAATCAGGGCACGGAGATAGTTTATGACACAGCTAATAGAACAATACAGTTATTAGTTGCGGGTAATCTAAGTGATGATGGAGTTGGTCTACAGGTAGTATATTCATTTACAAAAGAAGAGTATAATACAGATGCGGATTTAATTAAGATACCTACACCTTTCAAGCCTATTGATGGGCCTTCAGGTACTCAGTTTGACCTTATCAATGGGTGGACATGGGAAGATGCTACAACAGAAGGTCTTATTAGAGATGCTGGTTGGGCTATTAAAGATGGTGCTGGTGTATCATTAGAAGAGTTTATGAACATGACTTCACTAGGTGCTTTCCATGCTTCAGGTGTGGATAATGCTTACTATACTCAGGGTGATGTAGATACTCCAGTTGATACTTTACTTACAGGTGAAGTTAATCAGGCTATCAAGATTTATGGTGATGCCGCTAATGGTGATTTCGATTATCGTGGTGACTTCATTATTTACTTACGTGAAGAACAGAAAACATTTGATGGTTATGACCTTATTGTAGAACAGAATATTACTGCTCTTACATATAAGAAATACGCACTACCTCTATCTAATGGTTTAGATGCTAATGTAACTCATACCGACCTTGAGATAGAAGCCGCTCCATATTTAAATATTGATTTAACTATCTATGCAGCTGCTCAACAAAGACCAATCGGTGGTACAGATTATGATTTCAAGCGTATCTTTGAAGGTGATACTAAAACACTAGAAGAGATATTTGAGAAACACCAATATCTATATAGACAAGAAACAAACATTGATGAAGGTGCTGGTACACTACGTGGTGATACTGCTCAAACTAGAATGTATTGGGATAGTGGTAAACTACATGTTGATGGTTAT